GCTACTTCTGTAGTATGTGAACCTTCAACAACTTGTAATACTTTACCACCTGTAATAGAAGGAATAGCTCCATCTTTAATTAAAAGACCATCAATGGTTACACCATTAGCACTTGTATATTCATTGATTGTGTTTACTTGTATTTCACTCATAGTATTACCATTGTACCAGCATTTGTAACTGTTCCTGTTATTGTAATAGGTCCTGCATACACAGCACCATCAGTAGAACCTATAGTGTAATTTGATGTTTGTTCTTGACTATGAACATAAGCACCACCTGCTGATGTTAAAGCTAGTGTTGTACTCATAGTAGCTCTTTCTACACCTGCTGTATCAAACCTAATAATATCTTCATCAGCAGTTTCTTCTACCTGTATCTTGGTATCGCCATCTGCATCTAATATTTCATCTGATGCTGGTAAAGAAACAGTTGCATCTATTGCACCATCTCCTGCATCATCATAAGAAAAAGTAATTCCTGTATGTGTACCATTTGTTACAAGCATATCGCCAACAATATCTTGTACTTCTTCTGTACTTGTAGATGCTGTGTTAGCAATAGTTAATGTACCAGCAGTATCATCATAAGTTACTGATATACCAGAACCTGCTGCAATTAATCCACCTACATAATCTTCTACTTCTTCTTGTGTAAGTTGTGTATCTGTAGATGATATCTCTAATGTTCCAGCAGTATCATCATAATTAACTGTTACATTTGTTCCAGCAGTAATCAATGAACCAACAATATCTTCTACTTGTTCTTGTGTTAATACAGTATCAGTATCAGTTCCATCAATAGTTAATGTTCCTGCACCATCATCATAAGTAAGAGTTATGTTTGTTCCTGCTGTAAGAAGGGATGCAACTTGGTCATCTACTCTTTCATTTGTAAAATATAAATTAGTACCTTCTGACAAATCACTTGTTGATTTACCACTAAATGCTGTGTCAAATCTTGCAGTTGTATAGTATAAGTTTGTACCTTCAGATAAATCAGTTGTTGATTTACCACTAAAAGCAGTATCAAACCTAGCTGTTGTGTAATAAAGATTAGTTCCCTCTGCTAAATCAGAAGTTGTGTTATTAGATAAGTCATCTTCAACACCTGTAATTGTAAGTGTTCCAGCAGCATCATCATAAGTTAATGTAATGTTTGAACCTGCTGTTAGCAAAGATGCTACTTGGTCATCAACTCTCTCTGTTGTGAAATAGAGATTAGAACCTTCTGCTAAATCATCTGTACTGTTGTTACTTAAATCATCTTCTGTTGCAGCTACTGTTAAAGTTCCTGCTGCGTCATCATAGGTAAGAGTTACATTAGAACCTGCTGTGAGTAATGTATTTACTTGGTCATCTACTCTTTCAGCAGTGAAGTATAAGTTTGTGCTTCCTTCTGTAACATCATCAGTAGTACCAGTAAGTTCTGATAAGTCATCTTTACTAGCTACTTGACTATCCACATACGCTTTAATAGATTGTTGTGTAGCTAAGTGTGTATCGCTATCAGATACTAAATCATCTTCATCTTTTACAACACCAGTCGCAGTGTTTAAACTGCTACCATCTGTATTTATAATCTTGTCTACTCTGTCGTGTATATCATCAAAGTGTTGAGCTTGTGCAGCTTGTCTAATCTTTGCACCAGCACTGTGTGTTCTAAGTCCACCACCACCAGTATCTATATTTCTTTGAACTGTTAGTGTTGTTCCAGATATATTAGTTACCTTTACATATTCTCTCTGGCTATCACTGTCTGGGTCTAAAACTAAATACATTACAACAGCTCCAGAGATAGCTGTATTTGTACTATCTGTAGGTGCTGCGTCTACTGAAATTGTTACGCCACTTGCATCTGCAGTCAATGCAGTTGTAATAGTACTCTCATATCCATTACTTAATTTACTTTCTTGTGCTGTCATATTATCCTAATCTTACTACTCCTAATGTTCCAATTCCTGCTGTATTTGTAAATTGTGATACAACATCTTCTGCTCTTACACCTCTTATTCTAACAGTACAATATTGGGTTACAGAACCTATATTAGCATCATTTATCACAGGATAAGCAACACTTTCAACAACTCCTCTAATAGTTTCTTGAGGGTCAAACAACTGTAAGGTAACGCTGTCACCTTCTTTTTGTTTTAGTTCTTGATACACTGCTTCTCCAAGGTTTCTAACCCTTAATCTTTTTCTGTTAGGTCGTTCTAATTGGTCAGATATATTTACAGGTATATCTACTACCACTAGCTGTGGTCTAGGCAATGCCCTAGCAGATACACTTCTAAATACTGGTGTTCCTGTCTTATCATCAGTAGCTTGTAAAACTATTTTCATATTAAGATATCTAGCGTTTCTGTTAATCTGTACTTCTTCTCCACCAAATCCCTGGGTACTGTCATTAGCTAACTCCCATCTGGTATCATTCTCATCATTAATAGTTTCTGGTCTAGTAGAAATAAAACATTGTATTCTCCTGGTATCAACTATCTCGTTATGTTCAATAGTTGTTCCTACCCACTGTTTAACTTCTGATGTAAAGAAATCTATATTAGGTGTAACTATGTAACCAGTATCTTCATACAAGTTTGTTTCTTTAGTTATACCACCATTAGCACCATCAACAGTAGCGATAATCTTACCACCAGTTTGTCTAATGCCACTAACAATACCTTGTCCTGTTAATTTTTTATCTCTAGCTAGTGATGCAGTTGGTAAGTAATACCTCCACAAATAAACTTCACTAGAACTTTCTTGTACACCACAGAAAATACTATCTCTTGTAGCAAACATAGCGTGTGGTGCTGTTAGTACACCATCATCCCATTCTTTTATCAGTTGTCTATCATTGAGTACATATAGATTGTCTGCAACAGTAAGATTACTTCTATATAATCTTCCAGTGTTTGTTCCATATTCTTGTGTACCATAAAAAATTATTCCTTCTAAAGCATTAATACTGTGTATTTCTTCGTCACCTATTCTTGATTGACCTAATACTTGTAAAGTTCCACTCACATCTTTTAAAGAATAAATATTACCATCAGTACTACACGCAAGTATTACTGCACCTGCATCAGTCATATCTGTAAATTCATGTGTAGGTTCTGTAGTTATTATTGCATCAGCTATTTGAAAATCACCACTAAAGTTGTGTAGGAAAGCTGCACTTTCCCATAAGTATTCTGCTTCTGTGCTTTTACCTGTAACTAAAAGTCTACCTTTTTTAAACCATATACCAGTAAAGTATCCTGTAAATACAGAACCTAAACTTTCATCAGTCCAGGTATCAGTAGTTAAGTTATAAGAAATAAGTTGTTTGTTTGTTCCACCATCTCCAGTTGCAACAAATAAATTATTACCAAAAGCTGCAATACCCTGTATAGCATAAGATACATTAGTAGAAGTCATAGGTGACCAGTTCTCACCTTCATCTGTAGATTTATAAACTGTTGTTCCATCTGTCACATAAAGATAACCATTAGTTGTTTGTGCAAGATAATTTTTTGTACCAGTAAAAGTTACACCTTTATCAGCCATTGTGTGAAGCAAAGTTACTTCATACGATAATTCTGTATCTGCATTAAAAACATCTACGCCTCTACTATCAAAAAATCTAGTTGTATCTTTTTCTACATTAGTTCTTTTATGTGCGTAATCTAACCCTTGTCCTCCAGAAAAATCGTTACGAGAAAATATCTGTCCTATGTTAGTTGTTATATCTTCTGGGTTTTGTCTTAAATCTATTTGTTGATTAGGAAAATCTGCAGTCCTAATAGTCAATGGTCTATCTGTTGATACAGCAGTTCTAAATAATAAATTATCTAATCTAAACCCATAACCTTTTCTTTGTGGGTTTGTTACATCTGCAGTAGTTGGTACTCTAGGCACTAGGATATACCACGCTGTTTAAACTAACTGGCTCTGGATATCGTGCTCGTAAGTCCTTTCTTGCTTGTTGTATAAGGACTTGTTGATACTGTAACAAAGAGTTTCTTATGTTAGTAGAAGAACCTACTTGATATACATTAGCTTGTATTGCATCACTTATATATTCTGTAGTTGCAGATGGTATGTCTTTACCAGCAATCATCTGTGCTGCTACACCTGCCATAATTATTGGTTCGTACTCTGTCTCTAGTCCAATGTCTGCTAATGTAGCAGTTTCATCAGATACTTCTCCAAACTTTTTCTTAAAAGTACAATGCACATTTACACCACTACTTATACCAGAAAATTGTACTACTTTACCAGTTGCTGTTACGCTTGTTGGAACATCAATAAGTTCTATTGACACACCTCTAAACTGTACAGAAGTTTCATCACCAGAAATAGATGTGTACTGTGACACTGCTTTCAGTGGTGCAACAATTCTGTTGTCATCACTACCAGTTAATGCTACATATCCTGTAGCAGATGATATTGTCTGTGTCTCTACTGCAAATAATGTAGGGTATAAATTTTCTATTTGGTCTTTTACTGCATTAAAAACATTAACTCTTATAAAAGGTGGATTTATTTTAATTAAATCACCCTCTGCGTGTGTAGTGGCTGTTGTGCCTCTAGCACTTCTTTTAACAGTTAAGGTTTCATCTGCTGTATTTAATGCTACAACTAACATAAGCTCTTGATTTATTTCTATGAATGCTCCTGCACCCATTGCATCTTCTTCTTCTGTTGTTAAGTAATCAGCTTCATACGCTACAGTAGCTGTAGTTGTATCTGTTATAGCTGTCCTTAATGTAGAAAATGACTGGATGTCATCATTAGGTTCTAGGTATTCTCGGTAAACTCTATCTACTAAATCTTTTATAGTTGTGCTCATGATTATATAAATTCTAGCAGAACTTAGAGCAGCGTGGTGGCACTGCTCTTAAGTCCTAATATTATATTTTAGCTTACGCCATTGATAACTGCATGATACTCGGCAGGTCCTTTATCAAGACCAATTTCCATATATACACGCTTTGAGATTGCTGCTGCATCATCATTGTCTGTATCCTCTACGAATACTGCACCTTTACCTGGGATGTTTAAGAATGCTACATCTAGGTATGCAAGGTCAAGAATGAATGCTTGGTCAGCAGGAACAAATTCGTTCACTACTAATCCCATGTTTCCAAATGGTGTGATGATGGTGTCAATGTTGATACCAGCGATATTTCTATCTCTTGGTAACACTGCCATCTTCTGGTTTCCTTGTGCAACAAGTCCTTGGTTTAAATCAAGAACTGAACCTGGTCTTGCGAACAAGACTGTGTTTTGCATTGGAGCTCCAGCATCATACATAAGTTTTAATGTTTCAGAAACTGCTGTGTAATCTAATGATTGTGCTGTTCCTGTTCCATCATTATTTGTATCATGTGCGAAAGCTGATGAACCATTTCCAGAAGCTACCCATTCTGCGATACCTCGCATCTCTCTTGGGTTGCCATCTGTTCCATCATTGAAAGTAGCATTAAAAAATTCGTACTCAACTTCTCTTGCGATTTTGCTAAGTAGTTCTTCAATTTGAAATGCCATTTCGTCATTGATAGGGTTTGAACCTTCAAATGCTGCTGTTCCACTTTCCATAGCTTGTGAGTTCAAATAGCCTGTTGAACCTAGAGCAGAGTATGTTAATTTAACACCCTGGTTCCAGATTTGTACACAGTCTATTGCAGAACTTCTGCTTCTACCAAAGTAAGCAGGTGTTCCACCTTCGGCAACTGCTGTATAAGAGTTGACTGTAGGTGTGTCTACTTTTTGGGTTTGGAAAACTGGAGAGTTTAGAAGTTTACCACCTGTTAAACCACCCACCATGGATAGTAAAGGGGTCCTTCTAGCACCAACTTTAAAGAGTTCACCTGTAAAGTTATTAATCTCTGCTACAGAGATTGGGTCTGGTGAGCCTATAGCTGCCATTATTTTCTCCTAATAATCTTATGCCTAGGAGCTTTTCTCCTAGACTACTTGTCTTTGAGCTCGTCTAGAGCTGCTATTTTAGACGCAATACTGTCTCTAGTTCTGCCAGTTTGCTGTGCTTGGGCTATCTGTTCTTGTACAGAAGGAGCTGCATTAATGGTTTGTGCTGATTGCTGTAAAGCATCCAGTCTATTTTGACCTTCGTTAACTGTATTACGAATACTGTCTTGTTGTCCACTAACAACTTCTTCTCCGAACTCCTCGGTGATAAATGTTTTTAAAGCATTAATCTCTAAGTCGCCTTCGTACATCAAATCTGCAGCTTTACCAACGCCTTTAGTTCTGTCTAATCCGACTTGTTTAAACAAATTATCTCTTTCTTGGACTTGGTACTTTACCAGTTCCTCTTTGAGAGTTTTGTTTTCTTCTCGAATTGCTTTCCAATTCTTGTCTTCTCCAACTGAACTATCAGTATCGTTAATTTCTTCTGACATTTGCTGTCTCCTATCTATAAATAATATTTTTACAAGAGCCATCTATGTAATGCTCTGATAACAACTACTTATTTTTTATTTTCCGTGTCTTGTTAGTAGGCATCAAGACAGTGTTCGTATATCTCCAGGTCAAGTTTAACCCCCAGACCTAGGTATAGGGTCGTATTTAGTATACCACAATATGTAGTGGTGCAAGTTATTGTTCAGTTAAACCTGTAACAGAACCTTCTCTAGTTCTTACTGCACCTACTTGTGCAGAGCTTAATGATTGTTGTTGTGCAACAAGTTTACCTATTCGTTCTTGTTGTTGTGCTATCCCAAGCTGTGTAGCTTCTACTATATCTTGTGCTGTAACACCTCGTTGTTGTGCTGCTCCTAATTCTACAAGTCCAGGTGCAACTTGGAAACCTACTCTAGCTTGTTGTGCTGTAAGTCCAGCTTGTCTTAATTCTTCTGCACCTTCAATACTTATATCTGTACCAGCAAGTAATGCTTCTGCACCTATCTGTGCTCTAACTATATTTTGTGATACTATCTCTCCTGCATTTATAGCACCAGATGCAAGTCCTGCACTAATATTAGGGTCAATAGCACTAGCAATAATCTCTGCATCAGTTAATGTTTTACCAAAGTTTCTTTGATAGAACTCTTTAACTTGTGGTATTGCTGTAACTACTTGTGAATACAAAGCATTTATTCTATTACCAAACTCTTGGTTACTAACAACATTAGTAACTAATGTCTCTATTCTTTCATTAGTAAGTATTAGTTCAGCATTTAATCCAATGCTTTCTATCTTTCTTTTATAAGCATCTACTAAGTTTAAGTACTCTTGTTCTGTGTATTTAACAGATACACCATCTGGGTTTACATTACCAGGGAAGTAATTTTTATACTGTTGTGACTGTCTCATAATAAGAACAGCCTCATTAGCATCTTGATTTGTGTCTATAAAAGCCTGTACATAAATATCAAGCAACTCATCTGGAAACTCTTGTCCAAACTTTAGCTTTACATCTGTTAATAATTTTTGTTTTGCTGTTGCTGTTAATGCCATTATGTTGCCATTCCTCTAACTACTGGTGCTGCAATACCTTCTACGATACCATCAGTAACCTTATCAAACATAGTTTGATTACCATTGTTTAAACCGTACTCCGTAAGAATAGTATTTATTTTCTCTTGGTCATTAGCTTTTAATATATTCAACCACTCTGCTGATGTCTCATCCATTCTCTCTCCTAGATACTGGTAAGAATAGTTACGCCAAGGTGAAGCTATATCTTCGTATGTTAAGTTCTCCTCGTACAAATCAGTAGTAAATAATGCTTTCCTAATGTTCTTAAGTTTATCTTCTATCATAGCTATACCTACTGCTTCGCTCTCTGCGTTCCTAAGTATTCCTGCATACTCATCTAAGTTAGCATTCTCAAACTCTGCAAAGTTAGGTCCTAACCATTTCTGTGCTAAAGATTTTACTTGTGCATATCCAGCTTGTGTAGTTTCTATTGGTAACTCTTGTGTTCCTTCTAACCAAGTTATTAATTGATTGTCTCTTTCAATACCTGCTAGTGGGTCACCTAAACCTTGTGCCTGTCTAGCCCATGTTAGTTCTGTCCAGTTACCTGTTGTAAGCTGTGTTGCAAAAAACTCTACCAAACTATCTCCATCTGCATTAACAACTTCATCAGCATTTGATACACCGTTTTGTCTAAGTATTTCTGCTGCTCTAATTCTGTTGTTATCTAAAAATGCTTTAGCATCTGCTGGTAAATTATCTATGTCTTGACCTTGTGATGTGAGTAACCAATCTCTTTGTTCTTGTGTATGTGTTTGCCACCATTCTGTTCCTTGCCATTCATAGTCAGCTATAGTTCTGTCTTCTACAATACCTTCTAGCCACAATGAATACAGCTCATCTGTTTCCATCCAGGGCTGTACTTTCTTTACCTTAGCAAAGTTATCTACCATAGTGTCAAATGGATTAGACAATCCTAATTTTATGTCACCATCAATTTCGTTGTATCCACCTAGCCATAATGAGTTATTCCAATCTTCTTCATCTTCACTAATGTTCCTAATACCTGGCATACCTGTAGTAAAGAAACCAGATAACTCGTCATCACTAGCTTTGTATCTAATAAACATATTTGTTCCTGGTATTCCAAATGTTAAATACTTTTGTCCAGTTGCATCTTGCCATATCTGTGAACCCATACGACCAAAGTCTGTAGTTGTTTCACCACCAGTAACAACTGGAGGTTCAGTAGCACCACCAGTACTAGCTCCATCTGTTACTTGTCCAAGTATCTCTTGTAAAGATTTATTAGATGAGAAGTCATCTTGACCTAAACCTGCAAATTCTGGTAGTTCCCATCCCCAAGTAAACCCTTCTGGTTTACCTGCTTCTGTTGATGTAGCCCATGAGCCACTATCGTATCTACCCCAGTACAATTTATCTGGTGCACCAGTGGCTGTAGGTGCAGTGGTAGCTCCGTTACCTGCATCATCATCACCTCTTGATGCGTAAAAATCTGACAATGCTTTATTAGCATCTTGTATTGTTGCGTAGTACTTAGGATTACCAGTCATAAATTCTGCAAACTCTGCACTGGTACCTTTAAAAGCACTTTCGTTTCCATACATATCGAAGATTGTGTATGTATTGTCTATATCTTTTTTATCAATCTCTTTAGGCAAATCTAAACCAGTAGACCCTGTTGGTATAAAACTTGGAGTAAATGTTGCATCACTAGGTATAGATATATTCTCAATAATAGTATCGATAGATGGCTTCATTGCTTCCTGGTCTTCTTTAGGTAGCATAGATATAAGTTCATCTTTAGCTTTTTGTTTAGCTTCTTGAGCTTTTTGTTTAGCTTCTTGTTGTTCTGCTAGTTTAAACAGCTTAGCATCAGAAGGTAAAGATTTAGCTGCTTCTGCTTTATCTCTATCAGATACTAATTTATCGTACTGTCTTCTGTTTATTTGTCCTTCAATTAATTGTTTAAGTAAGTCATAATATTTTGCCATTAGCTATCTGTTCCTGCATATAAGTCTTGTGCTATTCTACCATATACATCTTCAAATAAAGAGTTATGTATCTCTTTGGTTAGCTTATAACCTATAGAATATTTGTCTGAATAACCAGCTTCTTGAAAACCTTCCCAAAAATTTCTACCAAAACTATCCCCATCATCTGTATTTTTTGCTGTTGCTAAACCTTTGCCAACATCTGCTGCTAATAAAGCTAACTCATAAGCTGTATATGCTGCAAGAGCTGGTGCTGATATAGCAGCTAGTCCTAGTCTTGGTAATAATTTTCTAATTCCTGTTTCAATAATAACATCCCCAGGTGCGAGTGCTGTCATAGCTCCACCAAAACTAAACTTACCTGCTTTCTTTGCAAAGTCCATAGCTGTTGATGATATAGCTTTACCAATCTTTGGGTCTTTTAATACATTTTCTACATCTGGTAACTTAGATTTGTCCACATACTCTGCAATATCTTCTGGTGTTTCTGCAATAAGTTTTTTTATTTCTGGTTTAGTTCCAGCAGTTTCTGGTAAGTTACCAACAAAATCTATAACATCTTCTATCATATCTATTTTTTTTGGTGTTACTTCTATAATTAATGTGTCTGGTGCTGTATTGTTTACACCAGATTTGACAATACCTAAAATACCCATATTCTCGAACTTAGAAGTATTAAAGTTATAGAACTTAACATCCACATTCTTATTTGCATTTGTGTAATTTAAAAATTCTTTTAGTGGTCTAATATGAAATATTTCACCAGCAGGTGGTTGTATTTCAAACACAGAAAAAGCATTGTCTATAGTAGGCTTTAACATATTTGTCATTTCCTGTATAGTCTGTTGTACCTCTGGTACTAAACCTGGTGTTGCTTTTCTTAGTTCAAACATTTTTTCTACAAACTCTGGTGACACAGCACCTGTTGCTCTTAGTGCGTTGTCCGATAATACAAACCCAATGTCGTTATAACTTTGTGCTAAAGGTTCACCAGGACTTTGTAACCATTGGTGTAAATAACTTTTAGCGTCCAGTGATGAACCAACATCCATTGTGTTTAATAAATTTTTACCAACATCCGTGTCTAATGCTTCTATTAAATCTTCGGCATAAGGTACTTCATATCCAGCAGATATAGATTGTACTGTTGTCGAGAAATCTTTATACGCTTGTTCAAGACCTTCCATTATATTATGTAAACTTGATGTATCGAAATCTGGATTATATGCACCTGTTACATTACCATTTATGTAATTTATTAAATTATTTCTAAACGCTTCAACATATCTGTTAGTAGTATTTTTTATACCATACCAAGCATTGTCTGATAGTAAATCTACTGTATCTGAAAAAGAACCAGCAATATCTTTTCTCCCTACTGGGCTATATTCTATTTCGTCTAATAGTTTTTCTATATATGGACCATGCACTGGGTCTTGCAAAGCAGAATGTAGTTCTAATGTTTGTCTATTAAATTGACTTTCACCAACAAATTGTCTTGAAAGTTCTATAGGTACTCTCAATGTGTCGTTAACTGCAGATGGAAATATCATTGCAGCATTTGCACCTTTGTCTTGGTATTTAATAAAAAACTCTGTTGTCATATCTACACCATCTGTTCTTGTATACACACTTTCTATATCATCTAAAAATTCTTTAGACAATTCAGCTTCATCTATACCATATTCTGCTATCAGTTGTGGTATTACATCTAAATCTTCTTGGTCTAATACCTTTTTGAATGTAACAGTATTACCAATGTATTCAGATAAATGTAATGCAAATTGTTTTAAATATACAGGTAAATCATTAAACTCCTCTAACTGATATGCTTTGTGGTCTACAAATATTTCGTCAGCAAACTCTGCAACTTTCATTAATTTATCTACAAATTTTTCTTCTGTTAAACTACCTATTGCTGATACTTCATCTAAGTTATGGTATGACTTAATAGATAAATCTGGATAATTCATGTGGTTGTCTAGTATGTCAATAATAAAATCAAATCTATTCTCTGGTGTACCTATGTTTTGTAACTCTGCTTTTGGTATAGTCACATATAAGTTTGGATGTATTTCATCTGTACCAATTAATAAATTAGCAATATTTTGTCTAATTAATTTTGCGTTTATATCTATTGAGGCTAACGCTTCGTTTATGTTGTCTATGTATTGTTGGTATGCTCCATCACTCATTTTCTTTATCAAACTTTTTACTATTTATTTGTACAAGTAACGCATCAGTTGCAGCATCACTAACTATCTTCATAACTTCTGGATTTTTTAAATCTAATTCCATCATGTTTTCACGAACCCATTCACCATAATATAAACCATCTTTATCTAATTGTGATTTATCAAATTTAGTCAGAGCCATAAAAACCTCTTAGTACATCTAAGACTGTTTTTTGGTCATCAGATAACTGTGCATAATCTGTATTGACATTAACATCATTGCTAATCTTTGGTAAATTTTTTCTACCTCTTTGTTCATTTACAGATGCCTCTAGTAATTGTATTACTTGTGCTCTGGTTTTACTTTTGAAATCATCCACAGTAGGTTGTCCAAACATATTTGTTATACCTTGACTTCTAGATGTTGTATCTATTGAAGTATCTTTAGGCATAGTAGTTGCAGTAGTAGGAGGTACTGTAGTAGTACTAGATGTAGTGGTACTAGATGTAGTAGGTGTAGTATCAGCAAAGTCTATATCGTTATAATTTTTTATATAACCTATAGCTTCTGTAATCTCTGCATCTAAAGCATCTTTAAATATTAATTCTTGGTCTGCTGCCAAGTTTTTCATGTTTGGCTTTATGTATTCTTTATAAGTTGTCCAAGCATCAAAGGGGTCTGGTCCATAAGACTTAGGGTTTTTTCTTCTGTAATTCATTATGTGTACTGCAAACTTAGTTGCGTAGTCTATGTCGTACTTAACTTTATTTGTAAACTCATCTAATGATAAAACTTCGCCTTGTTCTGCATAAAAGTTCTTAACCATATTGTCTGGTTCTTGTCCTTTAAAATACTGTGGTGGGTTTATTTGCCACAAACCTTTATCATTAGGGTCTGTATCTCCATCTATACCATGTTTAAACTTGCTTTCAAGATATGCAATAGCCAGTAATATACCAGCATCATCACCAGAAACTTGCTCATCAAACAACATTTGTTTTACTTCTTCAACTGTAAACTGTTGCACTGCTTCTTCCATTATCTTTGTACACCCCTTCTAGATAGATTAGTTAATCCAGCTATTGTTGCTGCACCTCTAGCTCTTGTAGCTTCTGTTTCTCCTGCAACTCTTGCAGCTTCTTCTCTTGGTGCAAATACTTCTTCTTCGATACCAGCTAAGTCTTCTGCAAACTGTTCAGCATCTGCTTCTTCTGCAGGTGTTGCTGGTATTAATCTACCACCAACTGGTGTAGATGGGTCAAATGCTAACCTACCTTCTGTACCAGCAGATAGTCCTTGTATCTCTTGATTAAACAAACCAATACGATTGTTTATCTTACTGGTAATGTAATCTTTTTCTTCTTGACTAAGTGGTGCACCTTTTCTCGCCTTTGACTTTGCTAGTAACTCATCAACAATATCATCCATCTGGTCACTTTCAATAACTGGTGCTTTAGTCTTTGCAGATTTTCTTACAGACATATCTGTTCTAAGTACACCTAGGCTTTGCACCCAGTCTAACTTACCACCATTGTTCATAGAAAACTCCATAAGTCTTCTAATACCTTTAGTAAATTCCTCATCTACCATAGAACCTTGTGTCTTTGTTAAGTCAATAAGACCAACACTAGCTAACTGATTTTTTAAAATAATTCTTAACCCTGGTGCTATATCTCTAGCTACTTCACCAGCCATATATGGATAGTAAATAAAGTTATAACCTTTAGCTTTTAAATATTCTTGTGCATCTATTGTTGTTTGTTTAGTTACATACTCTCCTGTAGTGCTATCAAACCTAGTTATTTCTTCATCATATTTACTTTGAAATCCATCACCTAAAGGTTTGTTAGTATCTACACCATCAGATAGTAAATCTAATACCCACTGTGCTGTAGGTGTAGCGTCACCTAAACCTGGTTGTGTAGGTAATCTTGGTGCATCTTCTACACCACCAATACCTCTTGGTATTGTGTATCCTTTAGTTTCGTTTTCACTCATCTGATAAATCTCCTAGACCAAATCTTGTTACTTCATTATAAAACACATCTTGGAAGACTGGTAGGAACTCTGGAGTTTCTTGTGCTAAGTTTGCTCCGTACTTATACAGTCCATCTCTAATAAGTTGTGCTTCTTCTGATGTTTGTGTTCTTAACCATACTACTGCATTTTCTTTCAGTGGTATGTTTTTTCCAATCTGTATACCTTTAATTATTTCATTTCTGTAATTTAGATAATCACTTACTTCTGGATATAAACCTCCTAATGCTTCAACTCTTGGGTCTGTAATAGCTTGTTCAAGTATTGGTATTACTAAATCCCAATCAAAAGTATCTGGTATTTCTTTGCCTGGCAATAATGTAGCTACCTGTGCTGGGTCTACTTGATAAGCTAAAGGAAACATTTTTCTTAATGTGAGCTCTAGTTCTGCTTTCTCTATTTTCTGTTCGTTTGCTGTGTATCTTTCTTTATCCCACTTACCTTGGTATCTCTCTAGCATAGCTCTTTCTACAAGTGATGCTGCAAAAGTAGCCGCTCTCCAATATAACTCCTCTTTGTTAAGTGGTGTTATATTACCTAGACCTTTTTGTATTCCATAAGATGTGTAATCTACTTCACCTGTTCCCAGTTTGTCAAAGAAATATAAAATAGATGAACCATAATCACCGTAGAGTTCTGGATTTTCCATTAAGAAATCGTACTCTGGTTTTGTTCTAGCCATAGGTCCACTCTCTGATATGCTCTTACCTTTAAGTTGTAACTGTGCAGATGTAAATGATGTCTCCATATCATAGATATCTAATCCAAGTAACCTTACAACATCTAAAGTTGCTTCATAGTCTGCTTGTTTGCTACCCATAGTAAGAGCATATTGTTCTCTTAGGTCTTGATAAAAACCATGTATAACTGACAACTCAACAAAGCTATTCCACACAACACCAGATGGTTCCTGTGAAGTACCATACCATTCATTAAAAGTATCGTCTTCTGTATTTATACGATATAACACATTTAGTTTTGGAACTAATGGGTTAATGTTTCTATCCCAGGCTTTTAACTGGTATATGTTATCTCGTATAACTGCTGCTGTATTGAAAATAAACTCTGGGTCATCTGACTTATTAGGATAAAGTATTGATGCTATCTGTACTGATTGTGTAGTAGCAAGCATATATAAATCTTCATCTACACCAGAGATACCTAGTTTGCTTGATACTGCATTGAGTAAGTTTTTACCTGTAGCTGGTAGGTTTTCTTCTACGAGTATTTCACCTAGTATATCTTTTATGTCTCCACTACCCATACTGTCAAATGGCAAACCAAACTGAAAGATAGTTCTTTCTAGTAATCTTCTAATTTCTGGATTATCTCTAGTAACAAATCCTGTTGGTATAGCAACTACTGGTCCTAATGGTGGTAACAATCCACCACCAGCTACACCTAAAGCTGATATAGGTAAACTTCTTTTAAGTATGATATTGCTATCTTCCATGCTTATATCATCACTCCATAAACCTTCACCTTCTGTCTTTACATAATTTTCTAATGCTGTTCCACCTACAGGTATAATTAAATACTTCTCACCAAACTTATCTGAATACACATAGTTATTCTCTATACCTTTTCTGTAAGCAAATCCTACTTGTGCTCCTGCTCTAGGGTTAGCAGCAGCTAGTTGTGTCCACCTACCTAGTACCTCTCTGTATGCTTCAAAGAAAGGTAGTCCTACTTTGTATGCTTCTGCTAGGTATCCTCTTTCTAATAAGTTGTACAATAATCTGTTGTGTAATTCAAAGGCATAAGCAGATGATGATTTGTTTAAATCATTAAAGGTCATGTTTCTAACAGTGTCACTTCGTATATCATCTAGGTCTAACATTGTGTGATACTCAATTTCTGTAAACTGTGATATAACACCACTCTTTCTTGCATTATTCATAACAAGTTTTCCAGACTTACTATCTACCATTGCGAGTAGTCCTGTTTGCTGCATAAGTTCTGCTACATCATCATATTTAGCATTACCCATCTGTAGTACTTTTCTTAGTTCTTTGATTGTAGGAGTAGGATTTTCTTTAATTAAGTTTTTAAAATCAGTAGTTATATTGTAAGTATTTTTACCTGTATCTTTATGAAACTCTCTTATTGCACGACTAAATTGCATATCTTGTGATGTATCTAACACACCATCTACTAACACATTTCGTCTAGGTAGTGATGAATAGTATGCACCAATCTTTGTATTCTCGTCACCTAATCTAATTCTACCTGCAGTCTCTACGCTGTATGCTTTGCTTTCTGCATTAGCTAAGTTTAAATCTAATTCTATTTGGTTCTTAGATACAGACTGCAATACTCTAGGTGCATATTTATTGTCTGCATTATATGCAACGAAGGTTACAGCATCATCAGTTACCTGTAATCTTTGCTTTACAGTTTTTTTCATTACTTCTTCTATTTGTTCAAAAGGAACTTCTGCATCTGTTAGATTTCTTTTAACTGCAGCAACTAAATCACCAGGTAAATTGATTACATTATCTGGGTCGTAATGTGCATCTAATATATCTTGTAAAGATTTTCTAGTAGCAAACACTAAGTTGCTTTCTAAGAAGTGATAATACGCTTGTTTAAATGTAGGTATTCGTGATAGTGTTGCTTCTGATTGACCTACTGCAAAGAATAGTGCATCCATAAATGCACCATACTTAGCTGCAAAACCTTTTGTTTGATTAACTACTCCTGGTACAGTGAATGGCAAATCTTCTAATACTTCTAACATCATTGGAGTGATGTCTTCTTTAATCTTCTTTTTATTAATTTGTTTAGCAACATCAATACTTCTAATGTTTGTTCTACCAATTTTTCCTTGTGCAATTATATCCATAAGGTCTTGCTGGTTAGCAGTAAAGTTAGATATTGTCATTTTGTGATGTTTAACAAAATCTATAAAGTCTTGTTGTGTTGTAATAACTGGTATAACTTGTGATGATTTATCAACACTTCTAATAGATAATATCTTTCTATTCATATCTTGTATCTCATCCATAAGATATGGTGTTTTTTGTATAAGGTCTACCACTTCTTCATCAGTTAAATTCTTCTTCATAGCTTGTGCAATCACTGGCATAAATGGGTCATGAGCCATCTGTGTTATTAAGTAATCTGCATACGCTTCTATGTAATCATCCTCTAGACCAATCTTTGTTGCAGCACCTTCTGCTACTTCTTCTGCACTAGCGTACTTCCTTATATCTTCCCAATCACCTCTGTTCTTTCTAAACACAGTTGTAAATCTTGGGTCTCTTTCGTACAAGTCTTGTACTTCTGGCAAACCAAACTTAGCATTGTTTTCTTTTAGTGCTCCTAAACCTTTTCTAATAAACTCTGGATACTTTTCATCTAATACTTTAGCTGTAGTTCTAAATGGTCCAGTAAGAGCTGTGTATGGTTTAAAGTCTGGGTTCTGTGCTTGTATAAGTTTAACCATTGCAGCATTAGGGTCGTTCCATATTAACTTCATGTACTCCCATGGGTCTCTAAATATAGAAGCCATACCTCTAGCAGACATTCTTAAGTTACCATCAGTAGTTATCTTAAGTGGGAAAGCTACACGAGTAACTAACTGCAAAGGCATCCATACTCTACTAATAAAACTAAACGCTATATCTGTAGCTTTAAAGGGTATAGCTTCTGCACCGTATTTAAACAGTACACCAGGGTCATCTAGTCCATCTGCAATAATACCTTTAAGCTCATTACCTATTGGTGTAGCAGGGTCATAAAAAGTACCTAGCTTTCCTTCATCTGCAGCTTGTCTAACTGCGTCCATACTTTCCTCAAACCCATTCTTTTTAAATACTTTGTTACGCAACCTTCTACGCATACTTGTATATCTAAGTATTGGTTTTAAGTCTGGAACATTAATTGTTAAGTCCATAGCTTGTCCTACCATACCTAGTGCGTGTTGTGTTGCCCACTGTTTATCTGTTTCAGATAACAATGTATTAGCAAACTGTGCTCTAGCTATAGGGTCTAAACCTTCTTGCATAGCTGCTCTATCATAGAACTTGTCGCTAAGTGCAGCTCTATATGTCCTACCCTTTTCACCAAATCCTCTAACATCATCTAAGTGTTCAGCCATAAATTCTTTGATTTCGTTATTTGACATACCAAATATATATCTAAGTTGTAACGCACCTTCTGTTTTAATTAACTCATCATAAAATACAGCCTGTGCTCCTCTGTAATCTTTTGCTTGTATGTTGTCATAAAACTTTATAAGTAAGTCATCTATTTTATTTTCTGGTATAGAAAACATATAACCTGTTTTAACAAATGTATCTACAGCTCTATCTACTTCTGTTAGGTATGCCCAAGGTCTTGATGGTAGTCTTACATCTGTACCACCAAAAATATCTTTAAAACTTGACATTAATGTACGAACTGGATTACCAGATTTTCTACCACCAGCTCTCATGTAAGTTGCTTGATATTGGTTATCAGTCATAGCTGCGTACAAGTTATCTAAGAAGTTGTCATTTAATACTTTTGCTTGTATATGGAAGTCATTAGCTTGTGTTAAGTTATTACCTTTAAAACGCACATCAGATATAAGACCACCAGTCAAACTATCTTTAATTACATCAAATACTTTGTCTGGATTGTCAACAACTTCTTTTGCCATACTTGCACTGAAACCATTTCTTACTAAGTAGGTCATAACAGGTGCTCCATCATCAACAGCTTTAGTTATAATATCTGACATACCTTGTATCACTGGGTCTTTATCTATCCAGAAATCTGCAGATTGACCACCTGCTTTTAAGAAGTCATCTAATTCTTTACCTACGCTAGTTAATGTTTTTGATGTAGCTGCTTTACCAGTAATACCAACTCCAGGAAAAATCATAGTAGGGTCTGTTAAAGCCATACCAGTTAAGTTTCCAATAAATCCTATCCAAGCATTCCATCCATGTTTAGGTTCAAAGTTTAAATCAGATATCTTATCTTGTTCTGCAGATAGCAAAGCATTAAATTTAGTTTGAAATTCATCATCTGACATATCTTTAGTGTTGTAAGTAGTTACTAAATCATTTATCAATCCCTCTGTTTCTAGCTTTATATCAGCTATAACATTGTTTAATGGTGAGTACTCTCCACCTAATGAACCAGTAAGTGTATATCTAATCTGGTCACCTGGTGTAGCTGGTATGCTATATCTTTTAAAACCTTCTCTAGAAGTAATAGCTTCTTGAAAGTATTCATTAGAACCAAAGTATTGTTCTATTCCTTCTGGATTACCAGAACCTAATAATTGATTAGATGTATCTATATATGCTTCTAATCTTTCTTGTAATGTAGGTTCTCTTACTTCTCCATCTTGTGCAATCTTTAGGTTTTCTCTATACACACTAGGAAAATGTTTGTTAATAACTTCTATGTCTGTTTCAGCAAACTTAAAGTCTTTTTGTGTATTTAGAAAACTTAAACTATCTGTCACTGCTAATGGTGCTAAATTTAATTGTTCTTCTGTTAGTTCAAATCCTAATGTTCTTGCACCCTTTTTAATAGCACTTCTTACTGCACCAGCTTCTAGACCTTTAATAAAAGATTGTAACTTCCAGGTTATAGGTATTTCATTATCTTCTGTTTCTGGGTCTCCAACAAATCTTGAGTAGTCTCTATCTAATTCTTTACCCTGTTCTGCTGCTAATCTCTCTAATTCTGCTTTAGAAGCAACACCAAATGAGTTAGCACCACTGACTTGAAAGTCTTGGAACTTAGCATTTAACCCTACAATCAAAGCATTAATTACTGTACTTTTTCTTAGTTGTGCGTCACCCCATAAATCTTGTCTAGTTTCTTGTTGTACATCTTTAGTCTTCTGTACACCATCTTTTATCTGTTGCCAAAAAGATGTACTTCTTTTCTTTACAAAATCTTCTTTAGGGTCTGGTACAACTGTCTCTGTGTCTTTCCATAAATTGTAATAGTCTGTACTAGACAATCCCATAGACGCTGCAGCGTATGGTAAATCACTATCTTCATTAGGGTTCATTGATTGAAAGTCTAATGTTTTTTTACCTAGTGCTTCTATCTCTATATCAGACATAGAGCTCTTAGCTTGTTCTACTGCTTGTTTGTCAAGGGTTTTTTCTTCTTGTCTTTTAAGCCACTCTTGACCCCAACTAAGATAGAACGACATTAGATAAACCTATATTTTAGTTCTGGGAACCTATCTAGCAATACTTGCTTAGTAACTTGTGCTTCGCTTATAGGTGTAGGTGTACTTGCTTGTTTCTCTGGTACAAATCCAGGTTCATCTGGAAATTGTGTCGGAGTAGTAAATACATCACCTATTGGTTGTTGTGCTATTGCAGCACTAGGCATACCACCTGTTTGTGCAACTTCGTTTTGTATAGCATCTATTTGACTTTCAATAGCTGTTGATTGCCCTGTTGGGTCGCCTTCCATTCTTGGTGGTACCACCAAATCAGCATACGCCCCATCTACTGTCATATCTGTTGCTTGTTTAAACGACTTAGATTTGCGAACCATAATCATCTCCATTATCTATTTCAAAACCTAACGCTACACTAATGTACACATTAGGTATTGGTGTAGGTATAATATAACTTCCTAATGGTACATCACCTAATGCTTCTTGTGGTCTAACAATAGGAGATAGGTTTATGATTGTTTCTACTTCTTCTTCAAAAGGTGTTTCATTCCAATCTTCTTGATTAATAATATCAATAAACTGTTCGTTAATTTTATCTTTAGACAAGACCAGCTCCTGGAGGTATAGCAGGTCCAGTTGCTACTTGCTCTGGTGGTAATCCTCCACCACCTAATTGTGCTAGAACAGATGCTATGTCTGGTTCTGGTTGTGCAGCAGCTTGTTGTTGCTCTTGTGCTTCTACTTCTTCTTCTGTATAAAACTCATCTAGAATTTCTGTCATGTTTTGTGGATTTTTTCTAATCTCTTTAGCAGCCAAACTAGCTTTTATATTTCCTTGTGCTGCTTGTGACATGAGTGCTTCAAACAATACAGTCTCTGCTTTTTCTGCATTAACTCTATTTTGTATTTGTGAGATGTTGTCTAATCCATCTAAATTCTCTTGTAATGTTTGCATATCTATAACACCTTGTTGTTTTAATTGTAGACCAGTAATAATTTTTTGTGGCTCATCAAATCCAGCCATAACACCATACACTCTGCGTGTTTTGTATAGTTGTCCAATATCACTCTCTGGTACATAAGTTTCTTTAAATGCTGTGCCTTTGCGATAACCAGCAATAGGTTTACGCATTTTGCCATACATTACTTCATCCCATTCAAGTCTCTTAGCGTCTATCTGTTGTAGAGCATCTTGCATAACTGTTTGGTATTCTCTTACATGAAGTGATGATGACTGACCAAGTTCCTCTAATCCTCTACCAGTGACAAAAGCATTAGGCGATTGTCCATCATCTGATACTGGATAAGCAGAACCTAGGCGAAGATGTCTTTCTAATCTATCTATCTGTTGGAACAACTGATAAGGTAAGTTGTTTACTGGTTTAGATACTTGACTACCTGGTGTCAAATAGTTTACAGCGAACCTACCCTTTCTATATTGTCCACTCTCTATCTCGCCAATGATGTTGGTTTCTGTAAACACAGCATCTTCCATTGCAATGACAGATAGAATATTTATCTTTGCCATATTAGCCATCAATCCTATAACATGATGAAATTGTCCTTGTAGTTGGTCAAAGCTAAAACGCTTTGCTATAACAAATCTTGGTCCAGACTTTAATGGATTAGGTATGAAATCTAATATAATTTTATTTTCTGGTAGGAAAATGTAAGTACCTTCGTCATCATAATATTCTGCAACAACTTTACCTGTTCCGTCTTGGTTAGCCCAAGTCTTGTCGTAACTAGATAAGTACGCCATTGTATTGTATTCAGAACTAACTTCATCCATAATTACATTTTTAAACTTAGGATATGTTTTAGCTAGTTCCTCATGTGGTATTCGTTGTAATATTGCTAACTCTTTAGGTTGTTGGTCAGCACCAAAATGTCCTGGGTAACAAAGATAAGGGTCTTTAATTTCTGCGTATGGATATGGTACTCCATTTGCATCTACTTTTTCTTTTAGTACCCATACAGCAAAGCCGTAACCAGGTAACCATCTACCAACTTGTGGTAATTGTAAATCTAATTTTTGTATATCATCATAAGCAGTAACAATGCGTTCTAGTTTCTCTGCTCTCTTTGTAGCTCTTTCACTATCCTTATCATTAAAAATATCTACTTTTAAATCTGGTGCTCTACCAATTTTTTGTGCAAATCTTTCTAACGCAGACATAAGTAAGTTAGGTGCAGGTAACTGTTTGTAATCCATGTCACGCATATCTTTACCAAGTAATGCTTTTAATCCGTCTGCACCACCATTAAGTATTGCTCTTACATTATGTTTATCTGATGACATAACAGAGTTGAGTTGTCGTAGTTCATATACTCTGCTGTATAATTCATCTGCTGTCTTGACCATTTATCTCCAACTATCTAAATCTATTCCTAGTCCTTCATAACCTGTAAAACTAGGTGAGTAATCCATACCCATTGTAGCAAGTTTCTCTTTTTGTAAACGCCTTATTGTTTTCATTGGAAACCAACTTGCCATAACTATGTCAGACTTTGTACCTACTGACCTACTCTTATTTTGAGCAGAACTAAAATACACTAACTGACTTCTGTATAAGTTTACCTTTTCTTGTGCCTCAAAGCTACGATAAGGTAAATTAATTAACTTATTTGCAAACAATGGTCTCATAGCAGTAACACCATAAACTGGGTCGTGCTTGTTACCATAAGTCTGTGTACCTTCTAAAAATACACCGTGCTTTGCAGCAAACTCTCTAATTGATTTATCTTGTCGTATTGCTCTTTGAAATCCATTCTCCTCAATAACCCAATGTGCTAGGTTATATTCTTGAAACCATTTTTTAATTATCTCTAGTGCTTGTGGTATACCTCCACCTAAAGAGTTCTCCATATCAATCATGTACAAGGTGTCGTCTTCTTGATTGTATCCCCACAAAAATGCTGCCTGGTATCCAGTTGATGCAGGGTCAAGTCCTGCTATTAATCGTACATTAGCAGGTACCTGCCCAATATTTCTGTTCTGGTCTCTACACTGTTCAATCTCCTCTGACGAAAATAAACTTAAACCGTCTGGCATAGCAACATTAAGATATACCATCTCATAAATTGCTCTACCACCTGTAGTTTCTGCAGCAGACTTTCTACCCATTAACCACTTGTAAGTTCTTTTCTCTGACCATAACATACATTTTTTATGTGCATCATTATCCCAGTCTGGTAGTGTACAAGCTACATCATGTGCTTGTTCTACTGTTGTAGACCAGCTTTCATTATCTACTAAGTGTGAATACAAATCGTCATAGTGTTGTCTAGAGCCAATAACAATCATTGCTGTATGTTCCTCTTTACGACTTGATAATGTTGTAGTCCACCAGTTTCTTGTGTTTTCTCTTGATGCTGGCTGCATAGTAGAACTGTGGTCCTCAATGTCATCAGCAATAATTATGTCACAGTCACGAGACAAAATTTTACCACCTCTACCAAGACCTACCATAGTAGGTGACTTAATACCTGTTACTGTTCTTGTACCTACAGTAAATCCATTTTGTGACCATGATTTACTAGATTTTGTTTTAGGTTTAAATGTTGGTCCAGGTCCACAAAGTTCTTCTATTAACAGTTCGTTATTTTCTAACTGGTCCATCACTGCACCAACAGAGTTTTTAGCAATGTCTTCGTTACCACCTACCCACATAATTCTAATGTTAGGATTTTTAGCAATAAGCCATACAACAAAATGTATAAGTAATTCTGTTTTACCATGTCGTGGTGGTGATAATATCATGTGCTGTCCACCAGTTTCTATAGCTTTCATAATACTTTCTATCCAGTTCTTATGAAACTTAGGTGTTAGATATGGTACGCCTTGTTCTGTTCTAAAGTACCTATCTCTAAACTCGTCAAAATCTTCTAGTGTTTTTTCTGCTACTACTGGTAAAGCCCATGTTTCCTGGGCTTTTTCTGTTTGTAAATCTTCTAAATAAGCCTGGTATGCCATCTGCACAGCAGCAGGTGTAGTCTCTAATATTTTTGCTACATCAGTAAGCGTTATTGTTTTTTCATATATCTCTTGTGCAAGTCCAGATGATTTGATATCTTCGTATACTTGTCCTCGTCTAGTAGCAACACTAGGTTTTTGTGATGGTATGTTTAAACTGTCATCTTCTTGTTGCCATTCTTTACCAGCTTTTCTAGCTCGTTTTTTTTGCATATTAATTCTGTTAGCACACCTATCAGAACAATACTTACGCTTACCTTTAGGCAAAGGTCTATGGCATCCTCCTGCATAACATAAAGGTCTATTTGCCATAGTTGTTACAATCCTTATTCATACATACCACTTTACCATCAATTACTGATAAGTGTTCTTCACAAGATGGACAAGGTATCAAATTATTTTTTCTTTTTGGGAAAACCCTTTTTCATATTTGCATACGCTTTAGGGCTAATTGTAGAATTTTTTTTGGACCTACTAGTTCCAGCTTTTTTTCTTTTGTTCATATTGTAATATAAACCTTTTTTAGCTACCATATCTTTTCCTTACCACATTTTACAAGACCAATATCTTGGACTTGTTTTATCTTTAGCTGTACTGCATTTGTGTCTTGCTCTAAATGATGCTCTAGCTTTTGGGTTATCTTTTCGTATTTCCATGTTGGGGTCGCCAAACATAACCTTTTTAACTTTGTCACCATCTTGAACAAATACTTTAAATTTTTTTCTACCATGTCCTGGTTCGCCTTTACCAATCCTAGATGGACTGTTGAGTTTGACAGACTTACCTTGATATTCAGCCATACTTACTTCTTTTTCTTTTTACCTTTTTTGGATTTTTTATTCATCCCTTTTGGGTAACCAATACCTTTTGGCATATTAACTCCTGTGTTGTTTTTATTATCATAACACAAAACCTCGCCGAAGCGAGGTTCTGTTCGTACAGTCTGTCCATTTACTGTAATGAAAAATATGAAAGTTCACAAAACTATTACATCTCTTTACACCAGTACACCATATACTTTTG